GTTCAATACCAATTGTAAGAACAGTGCTGTAAGAGCCATCAGGGTTACGCACCTTGGGCAGTTTAGAAACGTCAATGTTACCGGGTTCGACTAAGCCACCATTTGCCATGTTTCTGTTTGCAAACCGATCAAAAAGCTGCTTACGCTTTTCTACCGGCGTGGAGTTGAATGTCTGGGCATTCATCAAAAAGTCTTTATTAATACCCAAAGAGTCAAGATAACGCCCAAGTTCATTGCGTTGATTGCTAGTTAGGTTTTCGTAACTGTAAGACTCAGCGCCCTCTTTAGGGGCTTCTTCTGGAACCTCTGTCGGAGCTTCTGGAGTAGCAGCAGCACTCTGTACAGGCTCTTCACCCTCATCCTCAAACCCACCAATATAAAGATCAGCAGCCTTTTGATGCTCTATTTCTTGAGTACGCTGCTCACGTTCTTCACCGGCAACGGCAGTTTTACCGGAAGTGTAAAAAGCGCGAGGCATGACATCAGACAAAACATTTCCAAGCTTTTTGGCTTGACCAGAAAGATCCATGGAAAAGTTAATGTCAGAGGCTACATTTGCCAGTTTTTGCACGCCGTTGGGGTCTAACAAAAGCTCTTTGATGGCCTCATCCGTTTTAGTAGTTAATCTAGCATTGTTAACGCGAGAGAGCAAAATAGTAATTTTTTGCGGAATACTGGCAATTCGATCACGCACAACAGACATGACATTGGCCAAGGTATTACCCGGAACCACTTTTTCAAGGGCGTCAAACTTCTGCTTGCCAACATCCATGTTAACTTTGCTAATGTCAGCTTTAGAGATTTTGTCAGCCAAAAGACCAACCTTACGTAATGACGGCTGGAACGCAGATCCAAAGATCTTATCCAAAGCATCTTTATTAACTGGGTTCATTAAGTAATCCATAAACCCAGACGGATTATTATCCGCTAGATCAATTACTTCAGCCCGAAGAGTTCGTCGGACAGCGCGTGCCGACTCAGCGTTAAGATCGCTAATGTCTCGCAACAGTTTTTCACGGGACTTAGGATCGCCCATAAATGACCGAGCCAATGCGTTGTAATTAGGCGCGTCAAATTTAGTCAGGGCATTCTGAGCAATTCGATCCGTAGCCGCTTTAGCCGCATCATCAAGTTGGTTGACTCTAGCTTTTAACTGAGAGTCGTCTGTAAGGGCGGTTTTCAGCCTTTCCTCAAGTCCGGGGATTTGACGAATAACGCCTTCTTTATCTTTAAGATACTTAGCAAGCTTGTTTGAGTTTAAAACTCCACCGTCTATAGCCTTGTCGTAGATCTCACTAATAATGGAGTCTTCGGCAATTTTATAGCCGTCATCCTTACCCACAGCGCGAATAAACTGATCAAACGACTCGCTGTTCTTGACGATGATTGGCGCAACTTGAGTCGCATACCTCTTCGAGTCAATGTCTTTAATTCCTTGAGCGCCGTAAGGAATGCCAATTTTTTTGTAGTAATCAATGTCGATATTGTTAAGACGTTTGCTAAAGTCACCGGGAATAGTCTCACGAGCCTTATCTACTACCCCTTCAAGTTGTATGACTTTGCGCATTGAGTCTTCGCTCATACGCTGCCGCTTAAGTTCGTTAATTGCCTTCTTGAGTGACTCTACGTTGTCAAAGCTCATGGGTAAATGTTCGGTGACAGTCTCACCAGTTCCGGGAACAGGGAATTCTTTAGGCTTAAGAACAGTCATTATCTGACGATCAAGATCAGTTCCTTTTCCAAAAATGTCTCGCAAGTTATTTTTGCGAACAAAGTCGTAAATAGTACCAACGCCTTCTTTGGGCATCTTAATACCTTCAGTTCGCGCATCTTTTAAAAGTTTTTCGTATTCTGGAGAAACTTCTGATCTAGCAAGTTTTTTCTTATCTTCAATTAACCTTAAGATGTCTGAGCCAATCTCTTCCTTGGACTTAGATGGGTCAAAGCCAGAAGCAATATCCTCAATACGCCGAGTTAATACTTCGCGCCGTTCGGCAACATCAGCGGTAAGCTGGGGCAAATCAAGTCCTTTAAGAGGTTCTTTACCTGGAACGTACCCCGGCTCAAATATGGATCGGCCTTCTGTTTTCGGCTCATAACGAACACCGAAAATTTTCTCAACCTTTGCACGCATATCTCCACGCAAAGACGACAAGGTTTCGTTAACTTGCTGTCTAAAAGTGGCGTCGTTTTTAGCAAGACGAATGACTTGTTGGCGAATAACAGGGTTGTCAGCCATTGCTACCAGCAGCGGGGCGTCCTTGCCGGAAACATACGTCGAAGCAGATGAAGCTTCTTTTAACAAATCATCAATTGATTTTGCACCCTGTTCTTGCGATGCAATTTCCAGCAGCCTTTTAGCCGCGCCAGTAACGTATTCTTGTTCGGCTGCGGTGGTTTTACCCTTAACGCTAATGTCTCGTACCTTTTTAATAGCCTCGTCGGCAAGAGTTCCCAATGTCTGCCGTTGAGCAGCAGATGCACCACCACCAAGCAATGCCCCAGATAAACGACCAATGCCAGATTCTTCTCCGCCGGTAATGGCCTTTTCAGTCTCAGAACCAAGACGACCGCCAATATCAGCAGCCATTCCAGTTAAAAACTCCCCGGCAGACCGACCAGCTATGAGCAACGGTTTTGCTTTGCCGATCAAGCCAAGTGGATCAGCCGCAGCCTCAACGCCAGCACCAAGTATTTCAGTAATTGGACCCGGAGCCGTAAGATCCCTAGCGCCAGTTATCCGAGCAGCAGCCCGTTGTTGTTGGCCGTACTTTTCCGCTAGGTCAGCAAGAGTTGGGAAATAGCCGTTTTGACGCAGTATTTCCATGCGCTCTTTAATGCCACTTGGCTCTGAAACAACATCTCTAAATCCCGTCGCTCTATCACTAGGTAATGGAATTGTTCTGCCAACGGGTCTTCTTTGTGTAGCAGCGGCTCTTTCGCGACGAGCACGTTCGGCAGTTTCTTCAAGTTTGCGTGTCATCTCGGTTCCGGTTTCATACGCGGCACCAAGCATGGAGGTTGTGCCCGTCACGCCTTTTTTAGCGGCATTCCACAGATACTCAAGCACTCCAGCATCTTCTTGCGGCTTTTCCGCAACAGGCTCTTTAGCAACAGGAGTGGCCGCAGGCGCTGGAGCAGGAGCAGGTTTAGTGGCAGTCGGCGCTCCACCAAACTTCTCTTGAAGTTCACGCAATTCTTCCGGGGTCAGCGGCTCATCAAATGCGTACTTCCGGCCACCAATCGTGTAAATGCTTTCAGCCATTGAAGTCCCCTATTAATTTACTCGTCTACCCGTCTTCCCGGTGCTCGTGCTCACAGAGTCTGCTCTTGCTTTAGCTTCAGCTTCTTCACGCGCTTTCTTTTCTTCCGCCAATCGACGCTTTTCTTTAGCAGTCATGTAGCGCGAACCAACAATTTTTTCCACCGCTTCAGGAGAAATGTCCGAGGCAACGGAGAATTGATTAAGAATTTGATTTCTCTTGGAGTTAAAGGAAGGAGCCAAAACGTCTTCCAAAACATCAAGAACTTCAGCCTTTTGATCAAGCGAGAGATCAGTGGGTGAGCCAGTAAGAAACTTGCTAACTTGATTGGCAATTCGGGCCGGGAAAGCTCCGGAATTAGCAACCGCGTTAACTTCCAACTGACTCAACTGACTATCGCCACTAAGCCGCGCAAAGAAACGATCTACTTGCGGAACCTGAGCAGGGTTAGTTCTTGCGTTAGCAATGGCTGCACGAGTTTCATTAAGCGCCCCAAGTCGAGCGCCAATCGGACTCAAATCTCTGCTAACAACTCCAGAAACTCTATTGATAACAGTAGTCGGGGGCTTGTCAGGATCTGCCTCTGGTTTTCTACCTAGACCTTCTTTAAAGACAAGATAGTCTTTCAGAGACATGCCCATAGCAGCGGCATTTCTTATATCGTTAGTATCAGATTCTCTGTTGGTAAGGCCAGCCTTAAACACCAGATAATCTTTTAAAGTCATGCCCATGTCTGCGGCATTTTTAGCATCTTGAGTCCGCGTATCTTTCTCCTCCGGCTCCTTCGACAAGTACTGTGCCGCCAATTGACGCGCCCTGCCGCCTCGCTTTTCGGCATATTCCAGACTGTACTTGTCTGACATTTCTTTAAGTTTTAAAGCTTCCTCCTCAGCTTTTTTACGCGCAGCCGCTTGCTCCCCGCCCACTTCGTTAATGTCGCGAAGGAAGGTATAAAGATTGCGCCGCTCGTAAAAACGCGGATCATCGCGCTCTCTTGGCTGCGTGAGCTTGGCGGCAATCTGCTGAAGAGTTTCACGCCGGGAAGGCTGCACCAGAAGCCGTTGCCTAGCCGCTTCCATGTTTTTAAGTACTGCCTGAAAGCTTTGTCTTTCCGCAACATCGGACTGTTCAATGTCTCTCTCAAGACGAATGCGCAAACGATCTCTGGCGCTCAAGCCGCTCAAAGGGGATTGCACTTCTTCCTTTTTGTAAGGAAGGCCAAGCAATGCAGATGTATCTTCGTCAATGAGAGAAGAATCATCTTCCTCTTCGTAAGGAAGGCCCAGCATTTCAGCAGTTTCTCTGTCCATTGCCTAAACCCTCAGCCCTTAATTAAGGGTTAAAAATTTCGTCATACTTAGAATAATCAATGCCAGAGCCGCCTGCCCCAGATGGTAAGAACTTCTTGATGATGTCGTTAATAGTCGAGCCACCCTTAATAAGCTCCAACAACTTATCTATGCCACCCACCGCAGTAATGATCTTGTCCATGCTTGACGGACCGCCCGGCAACGCTGGCGTTGTGGTTTCTTGAGTAATCGTCGTTTCAGGCAACTTAACGCCCTGAAGGATTTCCGACAAAAACTTGACCTGCTCTGCTGGGTATTTCTCTTGACGCAAGAAATCTTCATACGCCAGATCCAAGTTTGCCTGTTGCATGCCGCGCTCTTTCGCACCAACGCCTGTAGTTGCCTCTGCTCCGCGCAGCCCCAACGCCTGAGCAGACTCGCCCAGCATGGAGTACTTCGACGCCAGCGCTTGAAGATTGGCTGCGTCCTGCTGGGACAATTGCCCTCGGGCCTCGCCAATACGCGCAAGGTTCGCTGCGTCCTGCTGAGTGAGCGTGCCGGTGGCCTTGCCAATTTCTGCCAATCGCTGAGCATCTTCTGCCGTAAGTTGGCCCGTCTTGGCCCCAATGTCGGCAATGCGAACGCCGCTCTCCAGCATGCGATTGTAATCCGCTGTACTGAGCTGACCGACCGTGCCTGCCAACTGCGCCAACCGGCCCACATCCTGACCGTAGATGTCCGCAGCCTGACCGTAGCCCGCTTGAAGCGCCTTAGACTGTTCAGCCAGAATGGACTGCTGCACATCGCGCAATGCCCGAGCGCCAAACTCACCCATGCGGCTGCTGCCGCGACCCGGACCAAATTGACCGGCGCTAATGAATTCTTGGCCAATGGCCGGCAAATACTTTTCTTGAAGCTGTCGAACGCCAATGTCGCCCATTTGCTCAACCACGTTCTTGAGATACGGACTCATGTACTCCTGAGCCGCTTGCGGGAACGTGCGTGCTGCGGCCCCCAGATACGGCTGCGCCGCGGATACCGCAGAGGCTTCGCCAGCTCGCTGGATCATTGGGGTTGCTTGACCAAAAAATGGTTGCGCGGCGCTAACCCCGGACATGCCCGCAGATTGAGTCAAATAAGGCGCAGCCGCTGTAGCCCCCATCATGCCCGCCGCTTGGCCAAAGGTTGGCTCCGCAGCCCCAAGGCCGCTAGTTTGTGCCGCTCTGCCCAGCGCACTGCCAGCCTGCTCAAGGAACGGCTGATACGCCCCAGCAGCGGCCTTAGTGGCCTCAAACCCAGCAGTCTCGGTCGGCGTAAAGCCTGCAATCCGAGGGCCGGTATATTGGGCATACGGCAGATTAGAGACGGCCTGAGCCTTGCCCAGCATGTCCGTGGTGTACTGGGTGTACCACTCCGGAAGCTGAACAGTGCTGGTGCCGGTCGTTGAGCCGGGTGTCGGGGCGCTGCCCTCAAACAAGAAGTCTACGGCGCTCATTAGGTCAACCCTCCGCCCATGTACTTATCGGGCGACTTTGCGTTTGGACTAATCCGGCCACGCGATAGGGCACGACCCTTGTGCTTGCGGATGTTAGCACGGAATGAGTCCATCCGCCGTGCCCCCTCCTTGGTCGAGCCGTCGCCCAACAGGGCCAGCGTTTCAGCATCAATCACGTATTCCCCATCACTGAGCAATGCCGGGATCTTGTCCTCCCGTCCAGAGCCGGGGCCGGCAACGTAGCGAGAACTATTGCTTCCACCCTTGGCATAGCCCGCCAGACCGCCCGCAGCCTTTGGCTCTTCCTCTGGCTCCGGAGTCGGCGTCGTAGCAGGGGGCTGGACCGGCTTTTCCAACTTCATTGAATCTTCAAAGAACTTGGCTTCCGGACGAGTGCCGTAAGTAAAGTAATCAATATCAGGCCGCAGCTGCTCGCGGGTCAGCGTGTATTTCGGCAACGCGCCGCCGAGGCTGGGGGGAGGAGGGGCCGTACTTGTGGTAACGCCAACTTTAGTCCCGCCCATTGACCCTAAAGCTCCCAGCAACTTCAAAAAGTTTTCAACCGTCCCGTATTCGTCAAGAATCTTTTTAAGCGTAGACTCTTCTTTAACTTCGGTCGGCTTGTAGTCTTTGGCAATATCGGCGGGGTTGATGACAATTGGCGGAGGCTCCGGAACGTAAGGCTCTGTGCGCTTGCCGGTAACAACGACTTCTTCCAAAGCATCCAATGGAGATGGCGGCGGTACAACCACCGGTGGAGTTTCAATCCGCTTGCCCGTGACCTTAATTTCTTCTAGGTCATCTACAGTTGGCGCTGGCTCAAAAGAAGTTTCAATAGGACTTGGGGTCGATACAACAACTGGCGGCGTTTCAATGCGCTTGCCCGTGACCTCAATTTCTTGTAGATCATCCACAGTCGGAGCCGGCTCAAACTCTGGTTCTGGCTGAGCAGTGTCAATAGGGCTTTCTACCGGCGTCGGAGCCGGAGTGACTATAGGCGGCGTTTCAATACGCTTACCCGTGACTTCAATTTCTTGTAGGTCATCTACAGTTGGTGCTGGTTCAAATGCCGGTTCAGGTTGCGTAGCCTCAATCGGGCTAGGTTCTGGCGAAGGCATCGGGGTAATTGCTGGCGGTACTTCTATGCGCTTGCCAGTAACGGTAACTTCTTCAAGATCTTCCGGCTTTGCCGCCTCTTCAAGCGGAGCCTTCTCGGGGGATGGGGTTACCGCACCAGTCGCTGCGCCTGCAAGACCAGCAACATCACTAACCTTCTTAGCGGTAACAACAACTTCTTGCAATGCATCAAGCGCACTTGTTGGTGATACTCCGCTGGTTGCAGCAGCATTAGATACTTCGCTGCCAACTGCTTTTGATATATCCGGCATCATACCCTTAACGGCATTGACCGCAGCATCTAGTCCGTAAGTCACTCCCGCAGCCATTAAGCCAGACTTGATGATGTCGCCAATATCGCCGCCCTTAGCAGCGGTCGTTGCGCCAGAGATCAGCGAGTTGCCAAATGCAGTTTGAGCAATTGTGCTATTGATAGGAAGTCCAAGCGTGGTTGCAACTGTTCTGCCAATCGTAGTTGGGATTGAAGCAACAGCTTGGTAAGCAGACTTTAGGCCGGAAAGAGCGCCAGAAGTTCCTGCGCCCGCACCAGCCCCAGCGCCCGCTCCAGCAGCGCCAGCTCCGCTTGATCCAGCGGCTCCCCACAATCCGGGGATTGCCGTTGATAGCGCAAGAATAGCTGCAATTTTTGCAGCATCTTTAATTGTGTTGTCATCTTTAAGTTGAAAAGCCCGCTTAGCATCGGGGAATCCCGTTTCCATGCTAGTGCCTGTGCCAAACGGATCTACGCTTTCAGAAAGCCCAGCCTCTGGTTTAAAGTCGTATTTACTGCCCGCATAGTCAGGCGGCACAGCTTCAAAAAACGCTTTCATTTCGCTTTGAGTAAATGCGGGACGCAATTCGCGCAAAAACTCAGGGTACATTAATTTATCAACTACACCTTTATCTTTTGCGTAGTCAAAAGCTTCTTTAAACTTGTTAGCTTTCAACATGTCGCTCAGAGGTTTCATTACCTCATAATCAGCTTCTATTTTTCCTAAAGCAGCAACATCGCGAGCAGACTTGGATTCGATAGCGGATTGAATGCTCGGATCTTCTGCAAGCAATTGATCAAATCCTTGACTCCAAATTCCTTGGGTAGGATCAGCTGCCGCAGCCTTAGCAGCTTCAAGCGCCCCCTCTTCGTACATTGACCCTTGACTGCCAAAACCAGCGCGAGTGTCTGATCTCTGCATAGCAGTTGCGGCAACATTAGGATCAGCGCTAAAACCGTACAACCCTTTTAATGCTTCAGGATCAATCAATGAAGTAAGCGCCATCGCTTTCTGACCAGCTGCCATCGTGCCGCCAGTCGGCATCGGCCCGGTATACCCCGGACCCATAAAATTAAGAGCGGGAATAAACGCTTCTGACGCAGGCTCAACTACCTCATCCTCCCCCGTCGGCATCGTATTCTCGCGCTCGTCATCAACCTCGCCGCCATCGGCATATCCGGCAGACAAAGGGCCGAAGACCGTTTCTTCAACAGTCGGAACTACGCCATACGTGTAGTAATTAGCCATGTTTCACCTAATCCAAAACCTGATAGAAGCGAAGCGCCCATTCACGCCAGTCATCAAACTGATAAGGCGACGGCGGGTTCAACTGCGAAATACCATTGATTCCCAAAAACCCCGCTGCCCAGTCTTGCCACTTGTTGGGGTCAGAGAGCTGCGGAATGACCGCATACTCATCCAAGTCTAAGCACAGCGTGTCCGCCCAGTACTGCAAGTCCATGCCACGCGGGTCTACAATGCGGTGCGTCATGGATTCTCTCCAAGCACTGTACCCGTTGCCGGTTCAATGTGCGCAATGACCTGCCCCATCTGGTAATTACCGCCCAGCGTGTTGCTCTCAAATCGAAAGCGAAGCTCGCGGCGAATCTCGCGGAAATACACAAGCTGCTGCTGGCGGTCTGTCGGCGTAGCATAAATGGTTTGCGGATCAGCAGTGACTTCTGCCGACTTAGCATTAGCGCGACCAGTTATCTGCACCGTCATGTTACCCGACTGCACAAAATCCGGCTCTATAAACTCCACGCGCACGGCCATGTTCTGCGGCTCTGGCGTCGCCAGCAAAGACATATCCGCCGTTTCAAAGTACGACTGAATTGGAGTAATTCTTGTTCCGTTGATTTCATCGGTGCCGTACTCGTGTTGCCACACCACGTAGCCCTTGGGGTCGTTAATGATGCGCGGCTGGCCGTCTTCTGTAATGCGAAGCTCTGTTGTTTGCGTGCTACGAAACTGCGCCGTTTCGGTATCAATCACCCCAATGACAAGCGGCGAACTAAAGACCTGTGCATACATGCCCGCAGAACGCCCAGTATTCGGAAGCTGCGTGTCGTACCACGTATTCTCTCGCACATTGTAAATGACCGCATGCGTACACTCGGTTGCATTGCCCCTTGGGTAACACCACCAGATCTCGCCCCAACGCGGCACCTTGAACGCAAACACTTTCTGGCGCTGGGCGTAGTTCAAATTGTCGTAGAACCAGTTCAGGTTTAGGCTGTTTGGGACTTCACGTACAACACCGTTAAACATCAAGAAGCGGTCAACGCCGCACCAAAAATAGATACCGTCGTACTCAATCACACTCTGCGAGGAGAGAATGCTTGACTGCGAGGTAATGGTGTCAAACTGAAATACCGCCCCACCACCAACATACGTAGCACGCAGCACAGAATCCAAAGACCAGAAAAGCCCAGAGGGCGCATTGCCCGCACCGGAGCGAAGCGGCAAGCCCTTAACGATCTTTTGGCTAGTGACACGCGCTGCACCGGCATCGCCGCCGCTCCAATCATCCGTATACCCAGCGCGACTCCATTGCACAAACCCGTCTGATCCATACGCAAACACATACGGCGCAAGGGCTACGATGCCGCCCGAAATGGTCAGCGAAGGAACTGGAGTCAATACCCCCGTGCCGTTGTCAAAACCCACGTAAAGCTGACCAGCTGCATCTGAAGAAATGTCTTCAAGGTTGGGAGCAGCATGCGCCAAAATTTCGTTTTGATCGTTTGTGGTGTTATACGCCACATCAAATTGCCAGAGGTTATTAACATTGGCTACATAAGAACTATCGGTGCGATTCGTAACAATACTTGACTGCCCGTTCTGGCTCAGTCGAAAGCGGAATACGCCATCCGATGTCCCCACATGAACATAGGTATAAGCATTATGATTGTGAATGTGCATGCCACGCGCAATGCCATCCAGCCGATCTTGCAGCGCACGATAGCCACCCATCTTTCTGGGCAAGCCGCGCTGAAAACGGACCCATTGCCCGTCTACATAAAAGTTACCTTCAAACTTCGTTCCGTCACGCTTGATTCCCGCCTCAGAACGAACAATGACCGGCTGAAGCGGCATCAGTACGTCCCGCCCTCAATGGGGTCTAACCCCAAAGCAATCTGGGCTGCTGCCGTGCTTGCTGCGGTAAAGACAGCGTTACCCACCGTCGTCGCCCCTAAATTGGTTCGTGCGCTACTAGCTGTAGTTGCACTCGTTCCGCCCTGATTAATTTGCACCGGAAGAGATACGGTAGAAGTATCTGCGTCTACAACGTCAGTTCCGTCACAATAAAAAATAGCTCTTGCGCTTTGAGCCAGTGTGATACCGGGGATAGCTTGAGCGGCTGTTTTAATGCCAAATTGATAAGATCCGGTTGTTTGGTTGCTAATCCAATACTGCTGAATTGTAGTCGGTACAATAACGTATCGGTCGCCGGTTAAAGTTCCGGTAAAAACATAAGCCGTTTTGTTAAGCTCAGATACCGAAAGCGTGTAATTACCGCTGCCCGAGATGTCAATTTGCAACAGGCTAAAAGCGTAAACGGCAGACTGGCCAAGACCAATTGTCCAAAACTGGGAGCCATCCGTTACAACAATCGCGCTATCACCCGGTGCTAATGTTAGTGTGCTTGCGCTGTTAATTAACTCAGAGCTGTTGGGGTCAAGCGTTAAGTCACCAGTCCCGTTATTACGGACGTTGACGAACCAATCGCTGCCAAGAGACGGCGCACTATTAAACGACAGCGTTCCAGCGCCACCCGTCCAAACAAGCGCTTTTGCACGATCACTGGTGCCGGTTGTGTAGTTAGTATTAAAAGTGCTAACTGGCATCGACTGGTTAAGCGTCGTGGCAATTGCCTTAATGCCAAGCCCAGCCAGCGCAGCCGCATTGGTTGAAGACACCGAAGCGCCATACTGGAACGCACGCCAAGTTCCCGCCGCCGTGCTGTTGTCAGTCAAGTAAATCTGGAACGCATTACCCGACTGCGGGGCGCAAATCACAGTGCCGGTGCTGGTCTTAACCGTGAAAGTATTAGCGCCAACATTGTTGAACAGCACCGTTTCGCCCGTGCTGGCCTCTGTGGCATCCGGCATCGTAATGACAAGGCTGGTCGCCGTTGCATTGATGTCCATGATGGACGCTACAACGTCAGTCGTCGGCGCAGCCTCTAGAGGCCAGTCAAGCACCTGATCGATGGTCAGCGAGACATAACGATACGAAACATCGCTCGGGTAGATGTTTGCGCCGCCGAAAACTTGCGTGTAGCTTGTGGTCACTTCTTATGCCTCCCGGCGATTCGTGGACCGATCAACAATCTTCTGGAGATCCTCGCCATTGAGCGCAGCCAGTGATCGGTCGTAGTAGGACTGCCACAACTGCACGCGCTGGTCATCCTTTACAAAAGGCGTAGCCTCAACCAGCGACCCGTACAGCAACAGATTTGGGGCAAACTCCGAGAGCCAGTTAGTCTGATTCGTGTCGTCCAGAAGCGGCGGCAGCTCGTAATACAGCACTTCCAAGGGATAGTTCGCAGCCGGAGTCGGCGCAAAAATCCAGTGCTTATAGTCATAATCCGCATAAAACTGAGGCGCGCTTGTTTCCGTTTCGTTCGGCCAGTAGCTGCGAATGTACTCGTAAGAACGTGCAAAAACTGGCGTGTGGACGTTGTTGTTTGTCCCGGTGCCGTAGTTAATGCTAATGGTGTCGCGCCAACGGTCAGGCTTCGGATATACCGCTACCCCAGATTGCAAGGTAGTATTGACCACCGTTTGAAAGCCCTGAATCTTGAGTTCTCGGGCAATCCGGCGCTCAGCCAGCGTAATCAGCCGGGGGATCTGCTCATAGACAATCGGGTCCGTCGCCCCACCTCGTTCAAGGTAGTTGCGGATGTCCGACTGCAAACTGGTAAATGTCATCGACGCAGGCATAAACCTCTCCTTAGTCCCGCGTCTTACCAGTCAGGCAAGACTATTTGGGTTCGATTATAGCAACCTATTACAGATATGCACGCTCCGCTTTCCGGCGGCGAACCAGCCCCGGCAGCTCCCGGCCTCCAGCTTTGGTCCATCTCATTAACTGATCCTTTGCCCCTTCCCAATCTTGAGCGTTAATTCTCTTCCGTAGGGTGCTGGCCCGGTATCTAGCAACCCCCAAGTTGTAGGCGAAGTCCCCCATCGCACCCCAGATTTCTGGGTAAACCACTAAATTGGGAGATGCTTTTAACACCCCGGCAAGGTAGTTGTTTTTAAGTTCGCTAACTAACCAGTCCTCGGCTTGAGCTTTGGTAATCGGAGCATCTTCCATCGTGACCCGTGTGCCGTCTGGCTTAAAAACGGTACCATAGCCGATGGTCGAATATCCCGCCGGGCAAACGTATGGCTTGCTTCTAAAGCCCTCAAAGTGTCGACAAAGCTCGGCGGCGACTTCAACTGCCTTATTTAGTGCGCTCATAAATTCGGCCAGTAAACCAGAAGGTAAGCAACATAGTCATGGTTGACATGTCATCTGCCGTCCAAGATGAGACAAGCAATTCCTTCCAATCACCACCCTGAGCAATAGCCATTGAATAAGCAGCGGTCTTTACCAACACATAAATAAAAACAAATATGTAAGTCACGAGCGGACGAACCAGCGCGGAGATAGCGGAAACAACCTTACCCGCTGCCTGAGCCGTAGCCGATTGCTCTTTAATGGCTTCGGTCATAGCAGTCAGCTCTGCCACCTGCATCTGCGCTTCAGTCTGGCGCATCGCAATCTCGCCTTTGACCTGAGCAAACCGCATCTCGGCATCCAGCATAGCAAGCTCATGCTTGCGCTCGTTCTTTTGGTCAAAGAACTTCAGCGCTTCCGGGGCAAGTCGAAGCAACCCACCAAACACGCCGCCAAGAAGAGTCTCCATCATTTGTCGGCCTTCTCATCTAGCTTGTCAAATATCTTGCCAAGCATTCCTTTAATTTCGTCAATGTCAGACCGGTAATCAGCGCGAGTCACATATGTCAATGGCATACGTCGCACATCGTGATCCAACCGTTCAATAGAGCGCGATATATTATTTAATATCCAACCCCCCAAAAATCCCGATAAGCCGACAATAATGTTAAACAGCATCTGTCCGCCTTCCACATCACTTCTCCGACAAAGCCTGCGTGGTCACAGCCCGCAAGGCAAGGTTAGCGAAACCGCCGACCAGCAGAATTGCTGCGGCAACCTGTGTTCCGAATAGCGACGTAAGGTGAGCGCCTAAAAGTTCCAGCCCGCCAAGGACGGCCAGAAATACGTTCCACCATACGGTTTTGGATTTAAGTGCGCCTTTGATCATAATGCCTCCTTAATTTGTCTCAAGCGCTGCGACGCGGGCGCGAAGGGATTGAATTTCGGCAAGGAAAAGCGGAATCAATTTAGTGTAATCAACCTGCTGGTACACAGGTTTGCCCTGCTCATCAACTTCGTCTTTTGTGCCGCTTACAACATACGGAGTTACTGCTTGAACCTCATGAGCAACCATCATCGGCATTTCTGTTGTGGCGTTTTTCATTTTGCCACGATAGACCTTCAGCAAATCTATTTTGGACCCACTGTCTGTAACCGGACCGTAGATGTCCTTTAGGCGGTAATCTGAAGACGTAAGGTAATCAAGCAAACCAGACGAATTGTTGTATCGAATTACGCCAACGGAAGTTTCAGCTGGATCTAAAACAAAATTAACAAATTGCGCGTTGTTTGAACCGCGTCCAGAGTCATTATTCCAAAGGGTCAGGCATGAACGAGGATAACTTACCGTCTGTACAAGCATCGGATAAAGGTTTCCAGATGCGTTTCCGTTTACCGTAAACTCTACTGACGTCCCATAAGCACTAAACGCAGGACCAGTATTAACCGTGGTCCGTCCACTACCGTTCGGATCAATCAGCAGATTTTGATTAGTGTTGGCCGTGCTTATAGTTCCAGACGAAAAAGTGATATCGCCAGTTGACACCGTTGACGCAATGGAAATGGACCCGGTACCATTGGTAACAGAAATATTAGTGCCAGCAGTTAATGTGGAAAGGGTAAATCCAGTCCCATTGCCAATCAGCAACTGGCCGTTCGTCGGGGTCGAGTCTAGCCCTGTACCGCCCTCTGCAATTCTCAAAGCATTGGTCAGCGTCAAGCTAGTAGCGGAGAAGTTTGTACCCGTCAGCGTCGTGATGTTGGCAGATGTGGAATTGAGATTGGTAACCGTAGCCGAGGTGTAAGTGGCCGTAGTTCCAGAAAGGGTTGTGATATTGGCTGAAGCATGAGTCGCCGTTGTGACGTTCATGCTAGTGCCTGTCAGCGTCGTAATGTTTGCTGAAGTCACCGTAGCCGTGGTGATCTGCGCACTGGCACCCCGAAGTTGAGTTGCGGCGGTTGTTCCAAACGTCGTGCCGGTAAGCGTTTCAATGTTAGCGCTGGTTGAGTTTAGGTTGGTAACCGTACCAGACGTAAAGGTCCCAAGTGTTGTGCCCGTCAAGGTTGTGACATTAGCGCTCGTAGCCGTCAGGGTCGTGACCGTTGCCGAAGTAATGGTGGCATTTGTCAAAGACAGGCTAGAAACAGTCAAACTTCCGATTCTGGCTACGGTAAACGAAGCGTCGGCACAGGTCAGGCTAGAGGGGTTTGTCCCAACCTCCACCACAGCGCTGCTGCTGTTCATTGTGAACAAGCGCCGATCAGCGGTATTGACCGCCAACTCTGCACCGCCTGCCAAATTGGTCAGGTTTGCTGTACCCGGAACTGCGCCCGGAGTGTTGCTTCGCTTTAATAATATCGTAGGCATGGATTACGCCCATCCTCTTACTGGATTCTGCGGGAACACCTGATACGCCTCCAACTCGGGGGCTGCATCCACAACCCGCACATTAGCATGATAACCCGGCACCGGAGCCATCTCGGGGAACTCGCCCTCGTCGCTCTGGAGCATCTTGCCAGTCGGCTTGTACACCGTGCCGATCAGGTCAATGGCGAGATACTTGGGGACTTCGTTCCCCTCTTCCCCTTCCACGCGATACAACACCGCACGGGCGTCGGCTTCGGAGTCAAACTTGAGGTAATAGTCTATGTACATGGCAATGTCCTGTATGCGTTAACTTACGAAATGCGTAAGGTTTTGCGTATGAAATTCATGTTTATTTATCCGCGCATTGTGCAGAGATTGGTGCATGATAATCATTCATCCCGTGAGTGCTTGGAGTTGGGCGTTCGCTAATCTTTGCGGGTAGAAGGCAAAACGTCTAATTACAATTGATGGCTGCCCACCGCTTGCCCCAGTTGGGTCACGAAACTCTAATTTGTTTACACCAGAGGGAATGGTTGCGCTTGTATCTGTCGTTCCAATGTTTCCATTAACAGAGGCGTTTACGTTATTAAGCAAATATGCGCCAGCGGCTTTATACCCGGTGTTTGCAGCATAAGCTGAACTTAAAGATGCTTGAGTCGCGCCGCCGCTTATTACATCAAACAACTGACTAGCCCCGGCATTTGCTTTGTAAAAAAAGATATTATTGTTATATGTTCCGTCACTTATTGAAGCGATTGCTCGGTTACCGCTTAAAGTAGTCGGCATATTTCCGGTATATTCAACAAACAACGTCCCCTCACTCGCCGAGTACCACGACGAGAAATTCGTCCCCGTCATGCTTGCTGCATCTGCATTGCGCGTGAGGGCGGTGGTGGTCGTGGGGATGACGCTCGTTGCAAATGCGCCTTGCTCTAGTTGGGGCAGGCCGATGCGAAAAGTGACGTCATACGCTTGCCCGCTTGTCAGCCCCAATCTAACACTTTGATTTACAAAAGCCGCAGTAGCACTTGCAATTGTCCCAGTATTTACATACCTCGTTAAGGTTGTCGTTGGAGAAAATCCTGTGTCAATTTGAGCGATTTGGGTTCCGCCCGAATTATTGATTCTTATTCTGTTTGTGTAAGAATTAAATGGTGCGGGTTGGGAAATAATTTTAAAATACAAACTACTTGTCCAAGTTTGCCCATTTGAAGCCACAACTTGGGTATCTCCTTCAAATGCCGGAACAACATTTGTTGCGTTTGCCGTCCCATATATTCTTAAATCAATATATGTAATTCCGCTTTCGGTTCCAGTCCCTATAATTTCAAAAGTAAGATTAGCGCCAACAAAAGATGACCAATTCGTCGGAGCCGTCCCCGGCGTACCCGCTACCGCGCCCTGCATCGTGTTGTTGCGGATGCTGTTCGTCCGCTGCTCCTCAATGAGCAAGCCGAGCGGTGCGAGCGTGGTGGGGTTGTAGTCAAAGCGGGCAGCGCCAGATGCCGCCGTAGACAGCACGCCCAACGAGTTGAAGAACGTCGCCGTGGATGCGCGAGAGAAGGTAACACGCGGATCAAGTTTGCCCGCATTCGCAAAGTCCAACAGCAGAGTCGGAGTCAAGTTGGGGAAATTGTTTTGAATTGCCATGATATTTCCTCAGCCTGTCAACGCTTGAAGTTGGGCGTCGCTGACGCGGACGGGGTAGTACCGAATAGAGCGGATGGTGCCGTTGAGTTGCAGAGTGTTAAGGTCAACTCCCCCGCCAATTTGCATTTGGTTAACTGTTATATTGCCGGGTGTAGTCAAATTTACTTCGGTAGTTGCGGCGCCATTAGTGCATAAAGCGAGTGCCGTTGAGTTTAATGCAGCAGCAATACGCAAATTGTTGTTCGCGTTGTTTTGAGTTCGGTCGCCTACTGTATTTCCATTGTTTCTAACCACAGTACGGCAAGATGCGCCGCCAGTTCTTCTCACATCCCATTTATCGCCTGAAGTTGAAACTCCATCATTAAATTCAAGAATAAATCTGTTAGCAGAAGTTACGCCGCTCAATAATTCCGTTTCAGAATAAACCGTCCCCTCACTCGCGTTGTACCACGACGAGAAATTCGTCCCCGTCATGCTCGCCACATCTGCATTGCGCGTGAGGGCGGTGGTGGTGGTGGGGATCACGCTCGTGGCAAATGCGCCGAGTTCTAGTTGCGGCAGGCCGATGCGGAGGGTGATGTCGATGGCGCCAGATGCGTTTGACCGCACCCGTAAAATTGGCTGGATAGACGCCGTTGACGCCGGGGTTGTTACCGCATTTGATTGTCTTTGCGTATTCAAGGCAGCAGAAGTCACCGTTAACGCAGACCCGACAGTTGAACTGATAAAAGTTGGCGTACTGTTGTAATAATCGGTTCGTATGTTTATCTGCTCAATGTTCGCCGTTGAACCTGCTTGTAGTTTCAGATACAGCGATTCTGTCCAAGATTGAGACGCAGAAGCCGCCGCTGCACTATCAAAAAATATAAGGGCCGAGCGGGCTGCTGTTACCGTGCCAGACACTTTTATGTCAATGTAGGTAATTCCGTTTTCCGTGCCTGTGCCAACAACAGCAGCGACAAGTTCTGACCCTGCCTCAAAATACGTCCAATTCGTCGGCAACGTCCCCGGCGTACCCGCCACCGCACCCACCATCGTGTTGTTGCGGATGCTATTCGTCCTCTGCTCCTCAATGAGCAAGCCCTGACAATCCAACGTAGACGGGTCAAACGTGATTCGGCCTTGGTTGTTTGCCGCCGATTGCAAAACACCGTCTTGGTCAAAGTACGTCGCCGTCGTAGCCCGCACAAACGTAATACGCGGGTCAACTCGTTTAGACAACGCAAAGTTGAGATTTAGCGTCGGGCGAATATTCGGAAAATTGTTTTGAATTGCCATGTATTACGTCCCGAAGATTTCAATGAGGAATCGACCTGCCGTGTAAGTGGCGTTTGCCGTGCCTTGACCCACCAGATACAAGTAATTATTCGCCGCCGGGTTCGCAGCAAAGTACGTTACCGTGCTGATGGTCTGAGACCCCGCGTTGATGATCTGCGTCTCTGTCAGCGCCGTAATCGCTTGATCTTCTACTCCGGTCCCTTCCGTGGCCGAGTACAGGTCAATGTCCGTATCGCCGCCTGCCGGAGTCTCAAGGCAAGTCATCCGCCCGCCCAATGTTGTCATTGCCGGGAGCAGTGAGATATAACACGGCAGCGCCGTGCCGTTGACACCAATGATGTCTCCCGCCGTGCCGCCGCTGTTCAAGCCGCGCAGATCAACCAGAATTTGAGCGCCGTAGAACGTCCCTGTTCGGCCCGCAGTCGTTGCACAGACCGTGCTTGAACCTGTTGAGATGCCCAGCCCCACATCCATCGCCGGGGCAACATCGTTTAAATACGCCACCGCTCCGAGATACTGGTTTAGCGGAACTTCATTCGGGCCGCTGCCAATGTCCGTCTGCACCACAACCGGCGAAGCGTTTTCGGTAATCGTCGTAATGTTTGCCGAAGTACCCGCTATGGTGGTCAGCGTTGCACTCGTCGAAACCAATGTCGTAATGGTTCCCGAAGTGCTAGTCAAATTGGTTAGCGTTGCGCTACTAGAAGTAAGCGTTGTAATGTTTGACGAAGTAACCGTCAAAGTAGTGATTTGCCCGCTGGCTCCACGCAACTGTGTCGTGGCCGTCGTTCCAAACGTCGTACCCGTGAGGGTCGTGATATTGGCGCTGGTGACGTTTAAATTGGTGACCGTGCCGGAGGTAAAGGTTCCGAGCGTGGTTCCCGTCAACGTCGTGATGTTCGCGCTCGTGGCCGTCAGGGTTGTTATCGTGGCCGACGTTACCGTAGCGTTTGAAAGCGACAGGCTTGAAATCGTCAGGCTTGTAACAGCCAGATTGGTAATGTTTCCAGAAATGCCGCGAATCGTTGAGGATGCAGTAGTACCAATCGTGGTGCCCGTAATCGTCGTAATATCCGCTGACGAACCCGTAAGCGTAGTGATTGCGCCCGATGCCCCTCGCAACTGAGTCGTTGCCGTCGTACCAAAGGTTGTACCCGTTAGCGTCGTAATATTTGCGCTGGTCGAGTTTAAGTTGGTGACCGTGGCCGAGGTCGATGCCAGCGTGGTTACCGTAGCCGAAGTACTGGTCAGATTGGTCAGCGTAGCTGATCCCGCAGTCAGCGTTGTAATGTTGGCGGAACCAATGCTCAAATTAGCAAGGACAAGACTTCCCGCCGTCAGATTCGTAATGCTCGCGGAAGCAATCGTTGCTAAAGTCAAAGACGCATTAAGTGCGACGATCTCATCTACCGTAATCGCCGCTGCGTCTTGATACGCCATCGTACCCAAGTACTGGTTGAGCGGAATCTCGTTGGGAGCAGAGCCAATATCCGTTTGAACAACAACTGGAGACGCATTCTCCGTGATCGTTGTGATGTTGGCTGAAGTGCCTGCAATAGTAGTTAGCGTTGCGCTTGTCGAAACAAGTGTCGTAATTGTTCCTGAAGTGCTGGTCAGTGTAGAAACATTTCCGCTAGTGGCACTAAGCGAAGTTACGTTAATTGAGCCATTACTAATGCTAACGCTATTAGCATCTTGAACCGCCATGGTTCCAAGACCCAAATTTGTTCTTGCTCCAGATTGAGTACTAGCCCCAGTTCCGCCGCTAGAAATATTAAGCGTGCCTACAAGAGTAATAACGCCAGAAACAGTGATTGGACTTCCGGTAAAACTTAACCCACTTAAAGTGGTTGACATGTTAACAGTGCGAACACTACCGCCGCCGTCGTCAGCCCAAAAAGGCGCTGTAGTTCCGTTTGAGCGAAGAATTTGCCCAACAGTGCCAATAGTGGTCAGCGCTATTTGCGACCCAGTAGAGTAAGCAAGTGCTCCCGCAGCAGGGGACAAGCTTGCCCCAGTGCCACCGCGACCCATCGGCAAAATGCCAGTCGTCTCCGTGCCGTCCGCCAGATCCAGCGCTGGGTGAACGTGATCCTCACGCGCTGCATTAACGCCCGTGCCCGCCGTGGCCGAGCCAAGGGGCTGAGGGGTCGCGCTTGAGAAGTCAATGGCTAAGGTGCGGTCGGCTGCAAGATTACCCCCTCCAGACAAGCCGGTCCCAGCAACAACTTGGCGCGAATTGGGGACGTAGCCGCTAATGACCAGCGGGGTCGTGCTCAAAGAAGTTACACGACCTTTTGTGTTGACCGTGACAACAGGGACATTTGCCCCATCGCCATACGTCCCGGCACCGACTCCCGTCGTATCAAGCTGCGAATCGCCAATGCCGCCATTGGCAACGGCAATCGTAATATCTTGCGATAACGATCCACCCCCCGTCAGCCCCGTGCCCGCATTGATAATTCGCGAAGCCGGGACCTCGACGTTTCCTTGAATCTGGCTGAACTGAACCTTGTACGTCGTGCCCGAAATGACAATTGGAAAATAGCCAGCCGGGTCCGCAACAGGAGCTTCAGGCAAGTTGGTTATCCTCTGCGGGATGAGGTTCGTCGGCACGTTACTCATTTGTTAATCGACCTCCTCAATTCCCACATTTTCTTATGAGATTCAGAAATTTTCTTTCTTGTCTCATCGCTTAATTTATTTCCAAGCAATCTTGCCCGTGTTTTTTCTCCAACGCTAGGCGGCCTCTTCGCACCCTTATGAGCAGCAGACATTTTAGCCTTTGTATCTTCAGAGTGCTTTAATCCTTTGTTCCAAGCTATCCGGCCAACTTGAGAATCACTAATTTTCTTACGAACATCTTCCGAAAGAGTTTTTCCAAGATTTGCAATTCGCAGTTTTTGTTTTGTTTCTTCTGACAGCTTCACGCCCTTTCTAGGGCTGGGTCTTCCCATGTGAGAAGCAGAGATTTTTGCTCGCGTTTTAGCGGTATGCTTTTTACCAAGGCGAAACTTTTGCCCAACGGTACCATCACCGCCCTTGGTGTCGTTATATCCATTGTTAAATGTGTCATAAAGCTTAATCGCTTTTTTCTCTAAATCGTTAATCCACTCAAGAGTTGGACCAACAACAAGAAGCTCAACGCCAAAGTTGTCTTTACCGTACTTCTGAATAGCTTTATGGAATCGTTGCTCACCACCACGAGCCGCTCTCCAGCAGTGTATATAC